TAAAATATATTCGTTATTTTCGTCTTTCTTTGCGACTTTTGCCGGATAAAGCATTTTTGTTTTATCTTCGTTCCAATAGCTTTCAGCCCAAAGCAATACGATATTTTTAAGCTCTATATCTTGGAAAGACAAGCCCAAATACCCCTCAAAAGCATCTTTGTAACCATCTTTCCAAAACGAACGAATAGTTTTAATAACGCCGGATAAACTTTTTGTTTCCTTGTTTGCTTCACGAATTGATTTTAAAGCACTTACTTTTGAGTTTACAGACTGATTTTTTACGTTTTTTGTTGCCATAGTTGTATAATTTTAAAATGTTATTAATTAGTTTATTTGTAGTGTGTCGGGAAAATTGCACCCAAGAATAACGCTAACTTTTGCAAGCTCGTTTCACACCATCAATCAGGGCACAATACGCCTCTGATACCGCTGTTTTTATAGGACTTACATACGCGGTTAACATACCTATCCTCACCCGTCGGTTTTTAGTCGAGTTGTCACGATAGGGTACAGTACACCCTAATACTCAATACCTTTGTGAGCTTTCGATATAATTTGCCGTTATCAGTTGAAAAAGGTACATTATACCTAACACGTGTATGCATTTCGCACCTTATAACGTGTATTGTCGTTTCCTTAATAACGGGTTATATTGCCCCAATACATCAATGAACTATTTGCACTTTTTGAAAGCTCCTTTTAACTTTCGTTTGGCTGATTAATTACTATGTTTGTTTATCTCTTTGTTTCGGTTATTGTTTCGTTGTGTTTGTTTCCTTAACCGAACGATTCTAATATAATATTCGAAAATGCACTTTTCCAAATTTTTCGATAAAAAATTTTATTTAGTTGCTTTTTCTTTTCTTTTTATATAGGTATATAAGGACTATTTTAACACTTTAGAAATTATATTTAATTGATTATTAGCTGTTTATATTTGAAATGTTAAATCTTATTTTTCGCTTTTTCCTTAAAATAAGGGTTTCTATTCATTTGTAAAATCAAAAGTTATTTTCCATTGTTATTAAATAACTATATATCAATATATTACATTTACCTATTTCAAAACATAGTTACAAAATAACCATACTATTTTTATATTTGCTTTCAATCCATTACTATGAACAAAGAAAAACCGCTTAAAAAGTCTTATTTTGCTAAAAAAAGACATTTTTATTTATTGTATTATATTGATTATCAATGTAGTAACAATTTTAAAAAGAAAAGGGAGGGTATTTGTGCTGGTGCGGATTCAATATTTGTAGTAAAACCAAATTTTCAAGTCTCGTTTTTAGCATATATTAAATCACTATAGTTACAAAATAACTATTATATATAAAGGGACATTTTTTCCGGAACCCCATTTTTCAAGTCTCGTTTTTTGGGGAGAAAAATACAACTGATATTGCCTCTTCCTCCAGCTTATCCATAAATCAATATACCTCCCTGAACCCCTTTTTATCCATCAGAATAAAAACGAGTCATTTTAAAGCCCTGTATCGCATTTTATTATCTCGATAATACAAACATACCAGCAAGCCATAGAAAGTCCGTATACGCCAAAGCAAAGGCTATTTGAGGATATTTGATAGAAGGAACTGGGAAAATGATTTTTGAACCCCGATTTTTTTACTTATTTGTTCAGTTTTGGCGAGATTTTGGCTAAAAACTTACAAAAACCGGATTTTTAAGACATTTTGGGCTGTTATAAGAGCAAAAAATCTAACTTTGCCAGACAAAAACTTGATAACTGTGAGAACGAACCAAGAAATAAAAGACTATCTGAAATTCGTTGTTCCGAGCGATGAAGGAAACGAGTACGCCATTATCCAGTATTGCCTTTCCAACTTTGACTTGAAGATAAAATTCAAGAAGCTGGAACCGGATGGTCATGCTCCTACCGTCACATTTGAACAATTCAGAAAATGGATTGAAAGGGAATATATATCTGCCAATTCATTCATCGCTATAATTTCCGGCCCGTACTCCGGCGTAACCGGAATCATCTCATCAGTCAAAAACGATTCCCTGATACTGGGAGCAGCCCTTATGAAAACCGGGGACTTGATTACGGATAAAATCTCAATCCCGTTCAAATCGGAAATCAGACAGGCAACCGAAGAGGAACAAGAAAACATCCTCCATTCCCTTTCGCTTGAAGGACTGGAGTGGAATAACGATTTTAGTCGTGCTACAGAGCGTTTCGTTCCCCGTGAGTGCAATTATATTAGATTCAGATCAAAAGTGTCTGAAAAGGGCGGAATCGGCGTTTTTCGGGCATTCTCTGAGGACGGGTGTGTTATCATGTATTGTGTCAAGCTGGAAAACGAACCGATGAGACATTCTTTAAAGGACAATATCGGAAGGCAAGAAGAATACGACTTCTTTGTAGCCACGGAGATAGAAAGGAAAAATTTCAAGATAGAACTGGCAAAATCCGGAAAGGCTTGGAACGGATACCTCAAACGAATCGAACCAATTGACTTCAGAGTCAACAAAGGCGAATATTACTATTTCATCAACGATAAGTTTTCCCCCTCCAGGGCACAGGATTCTTACAGTACACAAGACAAGCTGAAGTTCAACAGCGGAAATTATTTCAGGTCGCTGGAAGAAATCGAAGAAATGATCGACCATATAAGCGAATTTAGAAAGGAACAGCTTGCGAGACCGAGAAAGAAGGATTAGGAGAACTGAGAAGGGGAATTGCAACATAACCCCTTGACTGAATCTCAAAACTTCAAATCGGACAAAAGGCCGGGGTGTGAGAGCTTTGTTTCTCCACCCCTTACTTTTCCGGCAGATTCCTTACCTGCACCTTCCCTTTCTGCTTGTGGTCGTACTTGTCCAGATAAACCCATATTCCCCGGAATGGCTCGAATCCGCTGCCGTAAAGCTTGTAGCGGTCTATAATCACGTCCAATAGCTGAGAGATAGTATCCCAGTCTTCCATGTCACCGTTCTTGTACCCCATGTCGGAAAGGAGTTTCGGTATTATCTCTATAGCTTGGCAATCCCGGTTCTCTCCTATCGAAATTCTGGGAAATCTATATCTCTCCAGTTTCTTGTAAAAGGGGTTCTCTTGTTTTCGGGCATTTTCAGCCTCTTCACGAAACTTTAATTGAATTTCGATCATCTTACCGCCATCACTGCAAATCGTCTCACCACGGGCTTTATTTTGGCTTCTAAACCAGAGTTTCGTTTCTTTGTCCATCTGAAGTTCCGGAAACATGAAGGAAAGAAGCTGGGGATTGTCGTATTGCACCCTTCCTATCCTCAGAAGTTCCAAATCTCTCATGTACTCCACTACGAACTGGCGCATCTCATCCAATGTCACTTTTTCATCGACTGGGAAAGACTCTCTGAAATCCTCCTTTATCATCTCTATCTTTTCATCGTCTGAGAGTGAGATTAAGCTTTCATCGTAATTTTCGGAAACTGGGAGTGACATGAACTCTTCCCTTATCTCTTCCTCGGTTTTCTCTTTCCATTCCGAATAGTGGATTCCTACCCTGCATCCTCTGCTTTCAAAATACGGGAACAGATCTTCTATTTCCAATTTGGAGAGTTCTTCATCGTGTGAGAAATAATCTTCTTTCAATTCACTGAAGGTTTTCTTCAATTCCATCCATTTAGGGGTATCTCCTTCAGGGTACTCTTCCATCATGTCCCGGATAAGCATGTCGATGAATTTTTGATTTGGGCTGGGAGTTTGGGGAACCTCGGATTGAACCGTTTCTTCTTCCTCTTTTTTGAAGCTGGGGATTGAGGAAGCATCCGAATCCTTTTCTTCTGTTTTTTTAAAGCTGGGAGTGAAGGGGCTGCTTGAATCTTTTTCTTCAAAGCTGGGTGTTTGGGCTTGAACCTCGAATTGAAGATTTTTGGTTTCTCCTTCCCCCACACCCCTATCCTTATCCTTTGTAAAAAAGCTTACTTCGTAACCTTTTTTATTAAGCTTTTTAATATCTTCTTTAAAATATTCTTTTAAGCTTATTATAATATTATTATCTATATTACTTCCCGAAATCGGAAAGGTTTTGCCCTGAACCATTCCCGATTTCGGGTAGGGTTATATTTTCATCTTCAGAAACCTTTCCGATTTTCTGCACATATTTTTCTCTGATTGATAACAGATGACTTATTGCTTCATCCAGTTCTTGAATAAATCCGTCAGACCATTCCGATTTCAGGTAGGGTTTACCGATAACCATTCCGATATAAGAAGGGTTCTCTGACAACCCTACCGATTTGTTACATGGTTCCATCAAAACCCTTCCGATTTCAGGTACGGTTTGTTCCTTTGTTGATATGGCAGTTTCCTTCAGTGCGTTTATTTCCTCTTCGGAAACATTGCTCAAAGCTTTCTGTTCTTTTACGAATTTATCATCGCAAAACTTGGATAAGGCTTCACGATTATTGGTTGCTTCCAGTATTCTTAAAGCAATATTATACCCAGAAATATCCAGTGAACATTCCTTCTTGCATCCGGCCTTTGCGTCTGTAGACATCAACACCCCTATCTTCTCCAGCCGGTTTACACAAGCGGAAAAAGAATCGTTGCTCATTTTTAGTAACTGTTTAAAAGTGGTTCGGCTCCATTTTGTATTATGACCAACGCTTTTATGATACTCCTGATTTAACAGGAGTATCAAAAGAGCCAATTCGTTTGCCTTGAATAGACAACTTGAATTAGGGTGAATCTTTACGAATTTAGTATTCTGGATTTGTTGTGTCATGCGTTTTCGATTTTGTCATTAACATAATAGTGCATTATCTTACAGTTCACCATCGGTTTGTAAACCTTATACCCCAGTTCTCTGGCGTATTTTCCTACCGTTACCCGGTTAGGAACTTTGGTGCTGTTTTCTAACATGTGCTGTGACATTTCCTCGAATGTCATACGCTTCTTCAATTTCATCATAATCTTGATTTTTAATTGTTCTTTAATTAATAATAGGGCTACTGCTATTGATTGTGTTTGTTGGTTTTCAATATTAACATTCTTTACACATTCGCCTTGTCCAGTTCGGCAATCTGCTTCTGTATCTCGTTCATATTATCCTGAATGATCTTACAGCTCTCGTATTGCTCATGCTCTTTTGCATACTCCAGTACGAAAGAAAGCATCATATACGAGTTATGCAGGCTTCTTCTTTCAGCACATCTGGATTGGTATATGAGATACTTCGTATGGCTTACAAGATTCTTTATACGCTTGTCATAAATACTTGTTCTTATATACAGGAAAATCATCAATAAAGCACAACAAGCGATGGTTCCGATAAATATTAATTCATTCATTGTTTGTTATTGTTTTGGTTATTGTTTGCAAGGCGGTGCATCCCCGTTCCTTCGACATTCTTTACATAGTTCTTTCATGGAACACTGGGAACATTTGTCTTGCTCTTTTATTTTCAGTAAATGCCTTATTACTAATAACGTTATTACTATAAATAATAAATATGTCATTTCGGTTCTGATTAATGAAGGAATTTATAGCCTGGATGAATCGCTTCAGCTTCTTCCTTCGTATTAAACATTAAAGTTGTAGTGCCAGTACCACCTACATCCTTGTAAGCGACTTTCAACCACCATTTATAATTTCCACTGCCATAATCATCATAGTAAGGTTCCCCGATTACCTCAGTAACCCATGTGTCTATAAGATTCATTTCTTGCTATCATTTAAATATTGTTTGTCAAAATAACCATGTCTAATCAACCACCCAATCATCGAAATGCAACATTCTATCGGATCATCTTCTATGTGTGTGCCAACCAGACAATCGGCAGTGTATTTCCTTATTGAGAGAATATATCCTTGTGCTTTCTTTGTCAACTCTGGGTGGTGAGGCTTAAATCCCGGTTTTGGATCTGGAACCTCAGTAGGCAACAACTCCAACAGCCTTGACAGACTCCATGCAGGAATGTCTTTTCCCCACAGGCTATCAAAGATTTCTTCACCAGTCATTGGTGTTCCATCAGGGTGTTTGTGAAATGGAAATTTTAGTTTGGCTATTCTTTCTGGTGTCCAAAACTTACCTCTTAATGTTGGCGACTTGGTTTGCAGCTCCCACTCTAAAGCAGGAACTCTACTATTTGTGTGATGATATACCATATCTGCCGTTTCCAGCTTCAATCCTAAAGCGAGCAGCCTTTCCGACTGCTCACGTGTTGTACATATTCTTGATTTAAATTCCATATTGCTTAATCGTAATTATAATTATCAAATCCATTATCGGTTTCATCATCTGTATAATCTTGTCCGAAATCCATAAGTTATTCTTCCTTTCTTCCTTTGTCTTTCCCAGCCTGATACCAATAGTAACAACTTAGAAAGTGTACAGCGATTAATATTGCTACTTCTATCATATTTTATTTTCTTTTACATCATCATAAGTTGCATTATCATCGTAAATCACGTCAATAGAATCAAGTTGCGCTTCGGTAACCTTAACCTTGTTTTTATACTGCCAATCTCGTAATCTGTCGTGGATTTTTTTGAAATTGCTAAAAGTTATAAACTCGTTAACGTATAGAAAATACTTACAAAATACAGCTATCGCTAATTTTTCTCTGTTGTTCATCTTTTCTGTGTCGTCCATAATTCAGTTCTCCAATTTATTTTTATCGCCTAATTCAGATAATGCTTGTTCAAACTCTTTGAGTTTCTTAATGGCATAATCTCTACGATAAGTAATTATATCACGAGTTGTATAATTTGTATAGAACCGGTCTATAAGGCTTTGAACAAAAAACCTTTCAGGTTCTTCGCAATGATTCAATAGAATTACATAATTCGTGTTTCGTGGGTGGAAACATAGAAATCTATAATAATTCACTTTGCCGCAAGAACATTCAATTAAGCGTTCATCTATCTTTAATTTCTCAACATCTTCAGTATTTAATATTGGTTTCATAATTTAGTCCTCCATATTAGGTAATAGGTCTTCGATGTATGTCCAACGAACTTTTGCACAACGATCATGAAAAACAAATTCATTCATTTCATACCATTGCGTTAAATGATAGTATGGGACATAACCGTTATTGTATGTGATTTCTAACAAGCATTGCTTTCCATCTTGCGGTTTTTCTTTATTTATGTCGTGCCACACGGAGTTTATGCGCCATTCTGCACCTTTTGTGAAAGCATAAAAACCGACTTCATCGGTAGCATGAAGACTACCAGCATCGTAGTTATCTTCTTCGTAATTTACTTCATAATGATTTTCTGCAATCAATTTATCGGTAAACTCTTTTGCCGCTTTTTCAATATCTTCTCGTTTCATTCTTCAACTCTTTTCGGTTTTAATAGATATGATTTATAATACTTACAATTATTAGCGTCTCTTCTTGCTGTTATTCTTCGTAGTAAAGCCTTGCAATACATTTGGCGGTTAGCAAAAGCCACGTAATAAATGCAGTAACTACAATGTTTATCACCGTTCTTCATTTTGGTCTCCTTGCTTCCTTCAATTCTTCAATAAGTGCATTCGCAAATTCAACCGCATTAACAGCCATAACACAATACTTTTGAGTCAACACATTGGGGTCTATCATGTGAAGCATGGCTTCCTTTGCAACTTCATACCTGCGATGTTCCCAGTCAATATTGTCGCTCTCTTCGCCGGTCTTCTCCTTCTCTTCAAGAGAATCGTTATAAAGAAACTCCAATTGATCTTCAAAGTAAAAACACACCGTGCCTATATGATACCACATTTTATAATGCTCATTATAGACTACATTTATAACATCTTCGGTTCCTTTGATTCTTGCTTTCATTTTTTGATTACTTTTAATGTTTTGTTTTCGTTATTTGTTGTTTTATGGTTTAAACACGTAGTCAGCCCAAATCTCAACAAACTGTTCGCCAGCGTATTTCGCAAGTTCGCTTGACTTGAAGGCAAGCCGAGAACCAATGCTCGCAATTGCGTCCGATGAATCGTAGATCGTGCTCATACACGCAATGCCGACACTCGCATCCGCATTGCTGCTCGACCGAAATGCCACATGGCTTTTCTGTTCTTCGTCTGTTTCGCCTATTTCTTTTTGAGTATATGACACGAAGCAAGGGGAGTATCGCTTTTCTTTCTTTGTGAATTGTGGTTCCCATCCCTCGTTGAGTGCTGCTGCGATGATGCGGAGTTTCAGATAAGCTATAATATCTTTAGGTATTTCTTCTTCTCCATCCATAAGACATGCAAAAATTTGATCATACTGAACCACATACGGATGACTCTCTCCCAATGCCTTATAAGCATCATCGAATGTTTTGATGCGTTCAGTTATATCTTTTGGCTTGAATAATTCTTCACCAAACAAAGATTCAAGAGTGTTTTTACAATCATTACTTGATTCTTTATATGCTTTAATTAAAGCGTCTGTATTTATTTGAATTAATTCTTTTTTCATTATCTATTAGGTTTTTCATTGTTTCTTAACCATCTATAAATTACCACTCTCGCCTTATCATATCGAAACCAATTCCATTTCCGTTTCGGGTGATAAACATATATTTTCTTGGCTATTCTCAGATTCATTTGTGTTTTTATTTATCTTCACTGAAACATGGGGTCGCATTCATCATGCCGACAAAATCTTCAACATCCAAATAGTCGATACCAAAATTTTCTGCGGTCTTTTTGTCGGAATCAGAGAATTGCCCGGTCTTTCCACTGGCATCACCAATCATAAGGGCATCATCCTTATCAAAGTTGAACTTGTCCATATATTCATCAAAAAAAGATTCAAGCATCCCGGTATTCGGCTTTCTGTATTTGTCAGTTTTATTATTCGATATGCACTGCTTAGCACGAACAACACAACCTATATTGCAATATTCTTTCACAACCCTTGAAATGTAAAGGCATTTACAGCTGATGGAAAACTCATCAACAAATCCTTTCTCTACACCACCTTGGTTGCTTACAATAAATACACAATCCGGTGCAAGTTTTTTAATTGCATCAAGCACATCAAATTTGATCTTCATATCCCAAATCCCTTCAGGAAAGGTTTTTCCACTGGCTGTTTCAATCAATGTTCCGTCAAGATCGGCAAACAACACTTTGTATTTTTTCATAATTTATCCTCCAGATTTTAATTATACTTTATTTCTATTGAATTATCGGCTTTTGGTTGTACGAGAATAACACCTTTATCCGATGTTATTCTTAGTATTCCTTTATCATTCATTCTAATCATGTAGTTACCCATGATATAGGTTTTGTTTTTCTCCAATTCGTTCATTGTTCGTATCCCGTTGGCGTATCGTGCACTATTGCAAAAATCAATAAGAATAGACCGAATAAATGCTTTTCATAAAACTTCTTTTATTAAATCCATACAATTCTGATACGCTTTCTCGAAATTCTCCTTGCTTGTTAAATGTTCCTCAATTTCAAAATCTTCTATCAGTCCATAGTTGCTCAACTGTATTTTTGCAAAGGGGGTATTTATATCATAAATGACCGTTACGGATGTGTAATGTATCACATCCCAACACTCCCCTGCACTTACACGATCAATACTGACAATCTTTTTATATACATTGGGGGCTTTATAAAGATATTTTCCTACCAAATTTTTATACTTGGCTATCTTAGATTCGTCGTCCAGTTCTTTCTTATATTTCATCATTATGTCATTTTAATAGCTTCTAAAATTCCTGCCTGAATAGCTTCCTCAAAAGAAAAATATTCATTGCCGGAAAACTGCATACATCTCCCTTTTTTAATATCAATAAGCATATAAAACCATTTGTCGGTAGGAAAGTTATAATCAATGCTTATATGTACGCCCTTCTGTTCTCGCAGCCATTTTTGTGCCACATAAAGAGTAGGTTTTGGAAAATATACATATTCATCGCCAACCTCGCCGCTTTTAATCTCTGCCACCGCTTTTCTGTATCTATGTTCACATGGCCAATTGAAACCCTTTAGTTTCAGCAATACGGCTGTTTCTAATGTTACAAAACCTTCTTGGTTCATTTGATTTCATTTAATTGTTCCATAAATTTTTTCTTTCGATAACACATATAATCGTCTGCCATTTTTGCATCTATACATTGTGTACAATATGTAACAGGCATCGGACAATCTTCGCAAAATCCATCCAGACACAAACCGTCCGATGGTCTATATCTTATACAAGACCGACAGAATGCTTTAAGGGCTTTGTTTTTCATATCTTTTTCAGCCACTTCCATCGTACTGGTAATGTCTTTTGTATCATGTTTATTTGTTTCCATTACAAGACGTATAGCTTGTCTTATATCAGATATTTTCAGACGTTTGATAGTATTTCCAGTCTTAATCAGCAAATAATTTTCGTCTTTTGATATGCTGTCTATGTTTATATCACATAGAAAGGTTTGGTTTGGGCTTATGTGGAAAGTCAGCCCTTGATTCTCTTTATCATTCATATACAATTTGTTTTGGTTTATTCATACATAATTTACAAGCACTTGTGTATGTATGGTAAGTTTTATCTTTTCGTTTTATTGTTCTCGGATAAAATCTGTGAAGTGGTAAATACCGACCACACTGGGAACACAATTTTTTAGTATATACTTCATTTTCCGTCTGGTATTTGTTACTAATACGCTTCTTTATCAGCTGGCAAGTTTTACATTCACTATCTGTATTCCGATATTTCCTGCAATGAGCCAGAGACTTTTTATTGCATTTGGCAAAACGAACACAATCTATTCGGGGGACGGTCTGATATATGTTCATTGGTTCTGTTCTATTTCCAATATTTTCCTGTCACAGATAATCTGGCGGTCGGTTATTTTTGAAATCAATTTGATTCCTTCCAGTGTCCGACATCTTGATAAGGCTACATAAACCTGCCCGTGCGCAAACGCTCTTCCGGCATCAATGATCACCTTGTCAAAAGTCAAGCCCTGGGATTTGTGAATCGTGATAGCCCAAGCGAGTTTCAGAGGGTATTGGGTACAAGAACCGATTTCTTTCGCTACAATCTTTCCTTCAGCATCACACTCGTACTTGACATTCTTCCAAGTATATTTGGTAACGATAATCTTCTCTCCCTTATCGGTTCTGACTGCGACATAGTTGAATAGATCATCGTTTATGATTTCCTCCACAACCCCAAGCATACCATTGTAAAACTTTCGTTGCTCCATCGGGGCTTGGTCATTGGCACAGAACATGACTTGTGCGCCGACTTTCAGGTTCAATTGAGGTTCACACGGGGCTGCGTTCTCTGGAAAATCACCGGACAGTATTGCGTCATATCGGTAAATTTCTCCTTCCAGCCTTGCTAAATTATCCATGTTTATGTTTTGGGCTGACTTATTGGTAGCACAAAGCGTTATATATCCGCTCTCTTTGTTTCCTATATATCTCTTATCATAAAGTTCAAGTAATTTCTTTCTGCTTTCCGCTGAAAGGTTTCCGTTACGAACTTCATTAAGCAAGTGGAGAAATTCTTCGTCAGACTGGCGAAACACATGGCTGAGACTCACAGTCTTGAATCCGGCTGTTTTTAACGCTTTCGAGCAAAAGAAATAAGGAGAATCATAATACTTCTCAACAAGCCCCCATTCTTCTTTTATTGTGACAGGGGGAAGCTGATAAAGGTCTCCTATCAAAAGAAGCTGAACACCTCCGAACGGCTCTTTGGTATTCCTGTAGAAACAAAGCGCATCGTTTACTGCATCAAGAAGATCCGCACGAACCATTGAGATCTCGTCTATCACCAGTAATTCTAATTTCTGGATAGTTTCTATTTGCTTGTCATTTAATTTGTATGAGCCTAATACATGGAGGGTTTTGCCTCTGACGAAAGCCGGTTTGTAAGGTGAGAAGGGCAATTTCAAGAGAGAATGCAGGGTTACACCTCCGGCATTTATCGCTGCAACTCCGGTCGGGGCTGCGATTATTGTATTCTTCTTGCAGACACCCAGTATATATCTGAGCAAGGTGGTCTTACCGGTTCCTGCCCGGCCTGTCAGATACACATTGGTATTCGTGTTTAAAACTAAATCAATAGCTTCCTTCATTTCGCTATTGATTATGAATGTGGGTTTTGGTTGGTTTGTCATATTCTTAAATTATTTCATTTATTAAAAGATTCTGGTAGTGAGTCAAATAATTCTGGAACCTGATACATTTGATTTCTTCGGTTTTCTTGGGGCAGTAATCCACATGCTCACAACTGAGACAAAGACTCTTTAATGCTGCGGCCATAAACTTTTTCTGTGTAGGTATCAGTTCTTTTTGCACCAATGCTTTGATATAAGCAGGATTTGGTTCTATCATAAGTCCTATATCGCCACCGGATATTTTCTTTCCCATTAAAAATCTATCGAAGTGTATACATCGTCTATCTGTTCCTTGCTTAAACCTATATACCGTCTTGTAATCGCAATACTGGAATGATTGAACATTTTACTAAGCAATACAAGAGCCGCTTCGCTTTGCCCTTCCTTCTCATATACCCATCTTCCGAATGTTTTCCTGAGAGTGTGAGTGGAGATCCGGCTGATCGGAAGAGAGTATTCTTCCTTTAGTGTCTTCAATACCCGGTTGATTTGCCGGTCAGTATATGCGGTAGATTTTTTGGGGTGCTTGATGATAGGTAGTTCCAAGTCCGGAGAACCAAGCAATTTGTATAATTCGGCAATTCGCTTCTTGTTTGTCTCACCTATTCTGATAAGGCGTGTCTTGCCCGTTTTCTTTTCCGTAATACAGATTTCGTCCTTACAAAGAATGTCTATCCACCTCAAAGATAATACGTCCGATACACGCAAAGCCGTACAGAACGACACTCTGCAATATAATTCGATCCAGTATTTCTTGTCAGTGGACAGACATTCCAATAACCTCTTAAAATCTTCTATCTGAAGAGGCTCTGATTCTACTATTTCTCCTTTTATTTTTCCCATAATTAGTGATTTTGTCTTTTTACGAGAGCAAAGATATACATTACAGGAATATCATCAAAGAAAAATCAATAAATATTTTTTCTATTAACTATTTTAACCTATCATGTTAATATATAGTTAGTTAAAAACAAACTAAAGCAAATGCTTACTTCTAAATAATTCGATCGTATCAATCGCTATTCCCAACTCTTTAGCCTTTTGCATCTTGGAGCTATTAGAAGAAAGATCTGCGACTATAAGATTTGTGGTTTTCCGGCTCACACCGCTTACAATTTCTCCCCCTTCTTGAATAATTGTATCTTCCAGTTCCTTGTCTCGGATTCCGGTAAAACAAACCTTCAATCCGGCACATTTTCCGTTGGATTTTATCTCTTTCTTTTCAGAAGGACGAAGTTCAAGCCCTGTTTCTTCCAGAAATTTATAGAAAGGTTTGATTCCGTCACAGAAAGAGCGGTATGTCTTGGAATCTCCCGGAGAGGACATGGGGATGTATTTCTTTTGATAGAAAAGATCAATAAAGCCGCCCATTTCACTTAGGATTTTTCTTGCCTTTATCAGTCCGATCCCCTCAAAACAATCGCTGGCGTGCATCAAGGTTGCAGCATCCGTCTCTTCCAATGCTTTCTTGTTGTTCTGGAGGATGATATTTACCGTACTGTCTCCAAAACCGTCTATTGCAAGGATTTCTTTCGGAGTGATATTCAAAATCTTCTTTATCGAATCGAATCCGGCTTCAAACAGTTTGACGTAGCTTTCCTCTCCCATATTCTCGGCTCCTAAAACGGTAAAAAAATGGATGATTTTCGCCAGTTTTCTTCCCGGACAGTCGGGATTGGTACAGCATAGTTCTACCATTGTACCATTCCATGCCGTAGGCGCACCACACGAAGGGCATATTGAAAGCTTGCTCCACACTACTGTTTGTTCTTCAGAGGCAGCAGGTTTGATGGTGGAAAGGATTTTCGGAATCACACCGCCTGAGCGTGTAACCAGAATTTCCGCTCCTTTGGCCAATTGTTTTGTCTTAATGAAAGCGGCATTGTATCCGGTCGGGTTCTCCATTTCACAATCTCCGGTATCCACTGTTTCAATATTTACGACAGGTTTCAATGCCCCAGCCTTGCTGACTTTCCAAGTGATAGATTTGACGGTTGTGTGAAAAGCGGATGTAAAATCCGGATGCTTATAAGCGATTGCGTATAACGGATTTCCAGTTGTCTCATGTCGCCCTACCTTATCCCAGATGGCAAGATCGTTAATATAGATTACAACACCATCTATCGGATAACCATTCGACCATGCGGAAAATAAATCTTTCAGTGACTCTTCTGTCAATTCTTCCACCTTGCATTTATGGAACAAAGGTTGTTGTTTGTAAGCTTCGCAAAGTTCCTTTATCACCTGCTCATAGGTTATATATGAGACAAGATCGGACTGACCTATTCCATAACGATACAAGGAAGCGTGCTGGATAAGGTTGTTCGGTTCATCCGCATTCAACATTCCGGCTGCGGTATTACGAGGCGACTTGAACTTTTCTCCGGTACTGGGAGAGAATTTGTCTTTGAAGAACTTGTCCCAGTTTTTATTTGATATTACAAATTCACCAAAAGTAAAACGGTAATGGGCATCCTTCATTATGTTTGCGGCCATTACATGTTTTGAACAATCCTGCCCCTCATTTTCAGCACCGCCACGAGAATAAGCCATGCCGGTTAGTTCGTTTACAAGCAATGACAAGCCATCGAACTTAGGCATACAGATTACTTCTGTTCTTCCTGTAAGTCCGAGAGATTTGCACCATTTGATTACTTCACCAAGGCTTTTGGCCTTGTTCAGTGATTTCATGGGAATAGGCAAAAAGACCTTTCTGCCGGTAGAAACGCTGGCAGGTTCTATGTGCTTGAACCAGTCGCTATCAGGATCGAGTTTTCTTAATTGTTCAATTTCCGCATCGTACTCAGCATCGGAGATTTCCGGCGTTCCTTTACGATACAATTCGTTATGGCGTTTGATATTGTCTAATAACGTCTCTTTGGTTTTGATTGTATATTGTTCTTTCATGTTATAACAGGTGTTTTTGACGTTGTGATAAATGACGTTGATGCTCGGCACGTTTTGCGGATTTGCCCCATGACTCCATCAAATCTTCATAAGTGTTTTCAAAAAGTTTACAAGCCAAATCATATAAATCAGGCAGCTTGTTCATTTCTTTTTCGATATAATCCATTGCACTGCCTTTATATAGGGCGTTATTCATGCGTGTGAACACATTGACATGAAACTTATAGTTGAACTCGCTATACAGTAAACGGTAGCCTTTACCTATATCTCCGGCACTGCCCTTACGGACAATCTGGGTGATACGCTGTCTCATGTCGGCAAGAGGAATTTCTGAAACAAGACCCTCAATTATTGAATCTTTTCGTTCGTTTTCTTCTTGCAACACACGGGCTTTTTCTTCTGCAATTTGGCGTTGCTTTTCTTCTTCTATCCATTTTTCCGCTCTTTTTATTTTATCTTCGATTTGGTAGGATGGCACATTAGCTTCTTGCAGTTTTCTTTCGCAAGCAATGAAGTATTTGCGTGCCCGTCTGCCATTATCGTTGTTTTCTATCATTGAAAGCTCTTTTGCCATGTCAATAGACAACGCATATTCAATTTTGCTAATATATTGATTATCAGAGTTCATAAAATTATGATGTCTGATATTCAACAAGTTACCTTTATAATCAAAACAAAGTTTCTGATAATCTTGTCCTTCTATAAAATCGTATTTTTCGATACGACTCTTAATCCAATCAGCGAACTTTTGTTTGTTTTCTAAGAAACAATGCAAATCTCTTGCATTTACAGCACGCTTGCCGTTCTGTTCTGTTATCTTTATTAATTCTATAGGTTCGTTTGTTCGTAAATTATTCATCTTCTATATTTTGTTATTATTTGTTATGTTCTATTTATAAAAGGAGTCGGTAAAACCACGACTCCTTTTGCAATACTGTAAAATCAGTTTAAATATTGTTTTAGTTAAGAATCATAAATATGTTTCGCTACAGACCACTGTTTTACATTGGGATGTCCATCTGGCAGACACCCTCTTTCGCTACAAACCATTACTTTACCCCCGAATGCCCGAAACCTCCAGTTCCACGCTCTGTATCATCCAGCGTTTCTACCGGTTCCCATTCTGCCTGTTCATAGTGAGCAATTACCATCTGGGCGATACGCTCTCCATCATTGATTGTAAAATCCTCAGACGAAAGGTTAATCAAAATAACGCCAATTTCACCTCGAAAATCTGCATCCACAACCCCTGGCGCATTACATACGGTTATTCCCTTTTTCAATGCCAAGCCGCTACGAGGACATATTTTAGCTACATATCCTTCTGGAAGCGCAATATGTAGTCCCGTAGGAACAAGGCAACGTTCCAGTGGCTTCAATACTATCGGCTGTTCAATATTTGCACGGATGTCCATTCCGGCTGAACTTGCAGTTGCATATTTTGGCAACTCATGTTTTGATTTGTTTACGATTTCTACTTTCATTACTTTAAGGTTTTGATTTTATTTATTCTTGCTTCTCTATTATGAGCCATTTTTCTTACTGAGTGATATTTTCGGGTTACGCCGCACAACTGGTCATAATCGGACAGCTTCAGGTTTCCTATATCACTCATTTCTATTTCCACATGGGGAGATACGTGCCTGAAGTAAAAACCACCCGTGGAAATAAACCTGCCTGTACATGCGAAGGAGATAGCCTGTAAATTTCCTCCGGTTAATTCATAAGCACTTCTGACCGACCGGGTAATCGCTATCAGAACTTGTGCTGCATTGAAAACTAATACTTGTTTTGGTTCTTTTAAAAATCCATTACTTTCTTTTTCCATTTAATAAATCTTGTAATTGTTCAGAACTAAATCTATTTTGTGCTTGGGATAAGATGGCTGAATCGGAAATGACAAAACCGTTTGAAAACAATTCTTCAATCCTTTCCAGCATGTACATTCCAAAATCCGTATCGACATAGGCAATCAGGAGAAGTTCAAGAGGTTCCATAATCAGCACGTGCCCGGTATTGGTCTCGTTGATGATTATATCTTCTCTCGGTACATCGTAAGCTGCAACGGCTGCATTTATCCATGAAAGAAAGTTCATCTGGAACAAACTTATATGGTTTGTCCCAGTCTTGCCTTTCTTTTCCAAAAAATGCGTCATATCCGCATAACGATTCCCTTCTTGATCTGCGCCTGTCAAAAGATCCGGAAATTCCGCATACTTGATCTCCTTGCACACAATCACTTTACTTTTCATAATAGCCCGGCATTTTCGGATTTAAACAAATTGTTTTTGTGCATTTCTTCAGTTACCAAGACAGAAGAAGCCTTGTCAAACTTCACATCACGAATCGCCCAGTCACGGGTTTCAACTTTCGTCAAATACTTGGAGACAAAATCGTAGGCTTCTTTCGGAGAGGAAGCGGCAACGTAGATGTTTTCTTTCTTGGATTTTTCCTTGCCGTTATCGCTGATCTCCGTGTATTTGACGCTCACTGCAAACAAGGCTGCTTCATCCTCTTCTTCTGAAAAGAAATACAACACATAGTTTTCCTTATACTCCTTGTCAGTGGAGAAGGTGTCTGTAAAGAGTAGTTCGGGGATTTTTGCCTTCACGATCTCATATTTGACGGAATCATTATATTGCTTCATCTCTTCCATCATTTCAAACGCCAGAGCTTCTGCGTCCGTGTAATTTACCGCAACGACCAAATCGTCTTCTTTCTTGGTTGCTAACTTTCCGTCACTGTCCTCGCCCATATACTCGAAGCGAAGTCTGTAAAATTCAATACCTGTATTCATAGTCGGTATACTTTAATTGGTTAAATAAATATGTTTTGGTTTTTAATTACGCCGCAAAGATATGTCTTTATATAATACAATCATAATATTTCATATATTTTATTTTGTATTTTTATTTATATATCTGATATATTGCTATTTATAAATACATATACAAGACACAATAAACAAATAATATCATATACCTAAAAATTCAACATATCTTTATATAAAGAGAAGATAATCGATATGTTATAATTTTCAATAACAATCATTATCACCATAATACAGGTTTACATATCCCTAAACAACAGATTGTCCGCTTCGCACCTATTCTTTTTAAAACATAACTTATGGATAGTAAAAATATAGAAGGAGCGTTTAATAATCAGCTACTTGACAGTATTTTCAGAACAAGCAAAAAGACGATACAGGAATATGTCTGGGAAATCGAGAGAAACAACAGATATAAATCCACACGTTCAAACGTAGAACTGGGGACAATCTTGGACGACAGGTCACGGCTCATCGACTTGTATGAGGCAAGCTTGCAGCAGGACGCACATATACGATCGGTCATAGAGACTCTGGAAAGTCAGATTCTCGGCGACCGTTATATGCTTGCGAAGATTAACGAAAAAGGCAAGTATGTCAAAGATGTGGAAGAAACACAAAAGATACAGGGTTCCCAGTTTGACAAGATGATCAAGGGAATTGTGGAATCCAAACTGTACGGATATACATTGTTGGAGATTCTGCCTGATATAAATCCGCTTACAGGAAAACTCAGCCATATCAATATCGTTGAGCGAAGAAACGTGCTGCCGGATCAGAAGGTGGTACTAAGAAGACAGGGTATATGGCTCCCCAACTGGGATGTCACATCTCCTGTCTACAAGAACAATTATGTGCTTATTTCATCCGGGGATCTCGGTCTGTTTTCCGCCACCACACCTCTTATTCTGGCTAAGAAATTTACAATGGCCAACTACGTCAATTTCTCGCATACATACGGCCAGCCCATCATTCATGGGAAAACTGTGTCGGAAAACAATGCGGACAGAAAACGTCTGGCTAACGATATAGCCAATGCTGCGCAAAACAAGGTTATCGTAACCGGATTGGAAGATGAAATGGACATCAAGGCTTTTACAATGTCGAACTCGGAGAAAATCTATACCGGATTGATAGAACTGGTAAATAGCGAGGTTTCCAATCTGATTTTGGGATCGGAATCTATGGCCGGAGGTATGCAGCCTTATGTCGGTTCAACTAAAGCGCATCAGGACATATTTCGTGACCGTATAGAAGTGTATCGCAGGTACATTGAAAATATAATGAACGAAGAGATTGTTCCCCGTCTTGTTATAATGGGATATATCAAATCCGGTCTGGTGTTCAAATATTCAAATCGTATCGAAATGAACAATGAAGACCGTATCAAGCTGTATGGTCTTCTGACGGATAAGTACGAGATTACGGGTGATGAGATCGAGAAAGAATTTGGTATCAATGTCGGAAAACAACTCAATGTAATGACCGGAGCAATCGGAACATCCGGTGCTATCGGAGATGGAAGTAATGACCGGCACATCATGTCGGACGAAGAATATCTTCGCAGATACGGACATCCGAGAGGACAAACATCCAAAGTCACAAATTTTATCCGGGGAATGAAGTAGGCGGCACGGCTTCATTCCCGAATGTGGTTGCCGAACGCTACGAAGCACCCAAAGAAGAACCGATTAGTCGTGAAAAGGAAGAGTTTCTATTGATTCTGGAAGAGTTTAGGAAATTTGTTTATCGGGCAGAAAACAGTGCCGAAGCTTGGGAAGTGTTTGAGGATATTGTTGCTCTCAGGGCTTCTTTTCTGATTGATCGTGTACTGACCGGACTCAGGATGGATTTCGATAAGGCTTTTGATTTGCTAAAGAATTTCAATTCCTCGCTTACGGATAGAGAAAGGCAAGAACGGGATATTTTGGTAGCCGCAATCGAAAATCTGGTTGATTTTGCGGTTGCGGAAGAGTTTCAGATGATAAACGAACTGCCGGAAGAATTGGACATAGAGGATATGGAAGAATACGAAGAGATTTGTGAGAAATACAATTTCCAGTATGCTTCTGTGGAAAACGAAGACGTGTTGTATTCTGCTTCTATGGCATACTGGTGGATAGGCGTTGCCTCCAACTCGATCGTTACCTATATGACACAAGGGGACGAAAGAGTTCGGGCTTCACATTTGGCATTGGAAGGCATATCTTTTCCGAAAAACGAGTTTCCGGTAGATTTGATTCCCCCTATCGACTATGCGTGCCGATGCTATCTGCTTTCGGATGGAACAAGCAGTGAATCGTTTGTTACGGCTTCTCTTGACAAAAAAAAGATCGGAAAATATAAAAAGTTAGTTAATCCAGTGTTCACTGAAAGTTTGGCTGCCGGTGGAAAAATCTTCAGTGATGCACATCCTTATTTTAAGATACCGACAAATAAGATTCTCCAATTACAAGAAATAGCCGGAAAAATCAAATCTAAATTTATACAGAAGAATGACTAAGGTTACTTTAAAGGAAATGTGCGATCAACTGGAAAAAATATCTCCAAGCAGACTGGATTTTAATGTCGCAAACTTCGCTACCGAAGTGGGGCAATATTCAAAAGGAGTATTCAAAAAATCGTTCGATACACAAAGTTTTGATGGCAAGGCATGGAAACCAAGGGAATCTCGGTGGGGCAAACGGTTCACGCACCCTATCCTGAATGATACCGGAACGCTGAAAGATTCCTTTCCAATTGTCGAAGGAAACGATTTTGCATCCAGCACATCCAGAAAAGATGCTTCTGCCAGAAGATCGGACGGGAAACTGCCGTTTAAAAGAATATCTGCCAGTTATACAATCCACACAAATGAAAAATCACAGGTTATTCGTGGCAAACGGGGAACCGGACGTAAAAGTATCGGATATGCTGCCATACACAACACTGATCCCAGAATATCGCCATACACCGTGAACCAATATTCTTCCAGAAAACCCGTACAAAGGCAGTTTATCGGATTTAATCGGGAAATAGATGATTATGTGAACAATAATTTAATCAAAGATGTATTGCTTAAAGGATTTCCTACATGATAAAAGATAAGATACCACAAAAGAAGTTGCCAAAGGAAGATTCTGAAAATGGTGAAATCACAATACCGGAATCAGTACCAAAAAATCCTTTGGATGAAATTTACAAGGCAGTCAAAAAAATCATATTGACAATCAAGGAGGATGAAGAAGATCCGAAAAGCCCGTCTCTGTTTAAAACGGTCAAAATTGACAACGGGCAGTTCGAGAGGATTATCAGAAGTGAAAATTTGGAAATGGAGATCGCTTTTCCGGCTGTATTCATACATTTTACCAATGTCCGGTATCTGGTACAACAACAACGTATCGGGGAAGGTCGGGCTACCATGCGTGTCAGGTTTATTCTAAATACTTTGAACAATCAGGATGAAGACAAGGAATGTTATCCTTTTTATGTCTTTCAGAAGATAAACATGGCTATTCAAGATGCCAAAGACACCGAACCGGCCTTAAATGAAAGGTGTAATTTGACCTATTACGATATGCCTACCACAACCAATATGTTACAGGCATACTGGATCGATTACGAAGTGTGGTTCAGAGAGGATTCTGCTTGGAAATATCGAAAATGGCTGAAAAAGTATCTCGTTATGCCTCCGTTTACCAATCACGATGATGCGCCGGAACATAACGAGAACCAACACGATAACCATACATCCCCTACATATAATGAAGTGACCGGTATTGTTATGACTGATGGCTCCGACCCGGAACCCGAAGAAGACCAGATATACAATTCTTTATTGACTGAGGACGAGAACGCTTTGATGTGGTCGGATGGACAATATGTCTCACTGACAGACAAAGTGCAGGAATAAGAAAAACATATATTATTTCATTTATCTATTTGTATTAAAACACTATGGACATCAATAATTTAAAAAACATTGTTGGAGAAGCCAAACAGGGCGAGGTGGCTGTTATCAAATTCTTCGGCAGAGTAACCGAAGAGACCACCAGTCAATTCAATTCCGAATTTGAATTTCTGGAAAATTGCGTCAGACCTTCTCTTATCAGGATATTGATTAATTCCGAGGGAGGTTCTGTCTTGCATGGCATGACCACCTACTCGACCATTTCCAATTCCAAGATACCGACAGAATGTATAATCGAGGGGATCGCCGCCAGCATGGGTTCGGTTATCTGGGCGGCAGGTGACAGGTCTTTAATGAGGGATTATTCCATTCTTATGATTCACAATCCCTTCATGCCGGGAGCCGGGGAAGAGCAGTCGGATATGGTAAAGGCTTTTACCGGACAGATCGAAACCATCTACCGCAAGCGTTTCGGACTCACGAAAGAACACGTCAAGGCGATTATGAACGGAGAAGCGGATAAGGACGGGACGTTCTTTGATGCAAAAGCGGCAGTCAAGGCTGGAATCATTTCTGCCGATTGCGTGCTTAAAACATCCAAACAGGTTTGCGACAAGGTAAGAAATGGAATAAACGGCATCGAGAACAATGCTGCTATGATTCAGGATATGATGTGCAAGATCAATTCGGAGATAGATGAAAATAAACTATCCGAAAACGAATCTTCTAATCTTAATCAAAAAGACAACAATCAATTTCTTAACAAAAAAGCAGAAAATATTATGAACGAAGGAAAAACTATCGGATTCGAGATCGGAGCGGTAGCGGCTTCGCTTGGCATGACCGGCACTTTCGAGGTCAAAGACGTTATGGCTCGTATCTCTGATCTGTTAGCGGTTGAAGCAAAGCTTACCACAACCCAAAAGGATCTGGAAGATGCGAAGACCGTTATCGCAGGTAAAGAGGCTACCATCCAGAACATGCAAAAGGATTTGGATAGTGTCAACGCCAAACTGAGCGTATACGAAAAGAAGGAGGCTGACGAGAAAAAAGCCAGAATTGAGACTATGGTTCAGAATGCCATTAATGAAGGCAAGATTGAAAACGGGGCCAAAGAACAATGGGTTCAGATGGCAACCGCAAACTTTGATCTGGCTGAAAAGACATTGGCTTCGATTCCGGCTCGTGAAATCATCACAAAGGAAATCGCAGACGATCCGGCCAACATTGATGCAGCTAAGGAAGCCGCTAAAACTGCGGAAGAAAAAATGGCTGAGAAAGTCAAGGCTGTTGTCGGTGCGGATTTCGAGTTTAAAACACTTTCCTAAAAACTAAAACCAAAACTTAACTAACAATGGCAAGTACAGTAAATTTTGCTCAAAACGGTTATGCAGGTGAAGTTCTTGAAGACTTGCTAACCTATACCGCACAGGGTAACGACACATATAAGGAAGGGCTGATTCACATCAAGAGCGGAATCCAGCATAAATATACGCTTCCGGCTATCAAACTCGGCGACATCATTCAGGATAACGTGCCGACCCCGACAAGCACTCAGGGAGGCAGCAGCGATGAGTTCAACAAATACACGTTGACCGAACGTTATCTGGAGCCGGCAGATTTCATGGTTTATCTGGAATTTAACCCACGTGACTATGAAAAATACTGGAAGTTCGCACAACCCGAAGGCAATCTGGTATTCCGTGAACTTGATCCGAAGATTCAGGCGACAATGCTGCGTCTGTTGATGGACAAGAAGAACGAATACATCGGCAATGCGATCTGGACAAGCGCAAAAGGCGGCAATGCAAGTGCAAAAGTAACAGAACCTTCCGGATGCACAAAGATCGGAGATGGCAAGGAAAAATACTTCGATGGCGTTATCAAACGCATTATCGACAATGTAAACGCACAGGATACTGAAACAAAAGCAGGTGGTCAGTGTATTTTGGCTGGCAATACCGAATTGACGGATGGTGCGGCTGTCGAAAAAGCGATGTATGCGATGTGGAAGAAATGTCCGAAACAGATCCGCAAAAACTCCAATCTGGTTTATGTCATGGGTTGGGACGCTTGGGATGCTTACGACCAGTATCTTTCTGACAAACAGGTGAAGTATTCTGAGAACACGGAAGTGAACAAGTATCGCTTCAAAGGCAAGAGAATCATTCCTATTGTCGGGGTTCCGGAACACACAATCGTGCTGGGCAACTTCAGTACCGGTATGGATTCAAATCTCTGGGTAGGCGTTGATTACGCTAACGATACCGAGGTTCTGAAAATCGACCGTTTGCAAGCCAACTCGGAATTGTACTTCTTCCAGATGAGAATGAAGATGGATGTGAATATCGTTCGTCCGGGTGAAATCGTGGTGCATACGGCATATAAGAAAACCGAGTAAGATTTTTACAATCAAAACCTAAAAGGGAGTGGAGAAAGACTCCATTCCCTTTTTTAATAATCGTATATATGGCAAGACCTAAGAAAATTGAAGAAACGGAAGGTTCCGTATTAAATGTGAGAGAAGCAGATGTAAAACAACCAGAGGGACAAGATACTTCTGTTTCAGAAAACACAGAAGATCAGGAGTCAGAACCTGTTCAGATCCCCAAACATATTGACGATGTATTAAAGGTATATCCTCAATATCAGAATTTATATGTGGACGACAAGGGTGGGGCTTATACGGAAGAAACCGCCGAAAGTCTCAGAGGGGAAGCCAAGCTTTACAAAAACCCACATTACACAGCATAATTTTAACCAAATCATTATTATATGGCATTAGGAAATGTTTTTATAACAGACACGGACGGACGTTTGCCTTCAGCTACATCCACATCCAATGAAAAGATCACGGGATTGCTTTTCGATGTTTCAAAACAACCGGAACTTTTCACTGCCGGATACGGAAAAAGCAACGAATCCAAACTAAAGCTGGGAGACGTGTGCTATATCACAAGCAGGGCACAGGCCATCAAAGACTATGGCATCATTGAAAGGGTAGAATGCGATGAAGGCGATGAAGCGACCAAGAACTTCATGTTCGGCATTCCGAACTATCATATTTCTGAGTTCTTCAGAATGAGTGGAAATATTGATGGATACGGCAAGCTCTACGTGATGTTTGCGGATTGTTCAAGTAACTGGGATGCTATCGAGATCATGCAGCGTGCTTCAGGCGGTACTATCTCACAGCTTGGCATCTGGACGGAACAGCCGTTATGGAAAAAGAGCGAGGAAACGTATCTTTTGAATATCGTAAAGACAATCAATGATAAAGCGGAACTTCTGGCTACCCAAAACCAACCTCTTTCTCTTGTGTTGTCTGCAAGTTGCGCAAATACCGGTACGGATGATTCGGATGGCAAGAAGGTGGATTTGAACAAGATCCCGACCTGCATCTGCGATTCAAGCCGCACATCGGTTATCATCGGACAGGCTCGAAATGAATTGATCTCGACAATGCAAATGCGCAACAAGAACTGTACTCCGGTCGGTTTCTTGGGTTCGGTCATGGGTTGTATAGCCAAAGCGAACGTACAGGAATCTATCGCTTGGGTGCAGCAGTTCAATCTTTTTGGAGATAATTTCCAAGACATTGAACTGGGATTCGGAGATTTGAATCTGAACGACAATGAAAAATTTACAAGCTTGAACGCATACGAGTCGCTTTCTCCCGTAATGCTGGACGATCTGGACGATAAGGGGTATATCTTCCCTATCAAGTATGCCGGAAAGGAAAATGGCGTTTACGTTTCAAAAGACCGCACTTGTTCTGACGGGGACTTCAGGACAATCGCCAGAAACAGGACTATCAACAAGTCACGCAGGGCTGTAAGACAGGCTTTGCTGCCTTATGTGAACTCTCCGCTTTTGGTCAATCCGTCTACCGGATATTTGGCTCCATCCAAGATCACGTCCTTCAAAAATCTGATCGGTGACATCCTGAACAAGATGAAGACAGCCCAGGAAATTTCCGGCTACAGTGTTGTTATCGCTTCGGATCAGAATGTATTGGTAGACGACACACTAAGGATTGCGTACTATTTGGTTCCGGTCGGGGTTGCGACCTCTATTTATGTAGAAGAAGGATTATCACTAACCGAAAAAAGCTAATAACAGATGGCAGTAATTAATAACGTTGCTTATTCTTGGAGCATGATTACCCTTGCCTCTACCGCACTCGGCATTGACGAAGGCAGTACGACACTGGAGGGGGTATCGGGCATTAAATGGAATAAGACTCGTAAAATTGAATCCAATTACGGACTTGGCGGCAAGCCGGTTTCAAGAGGGTTCGGTAACTTGACTTATACCGCATCCATCACGATGGACTATGCTACCCAGCAAGCCCTGAGAAGCACATACGGCTCGCTGATGGATATTGGGGAGTTCGACCTGATTGTTTCATTTGCCAACCCGATGGCATCGGACGATTGGACTACAACTACCGTGACGCTTAAAGGATGTATCCTTAATGAAGACGGAATGGAGTCGCAACAGGACGATACAAACATTACAAAAGAGTTTCAGCTTAACCCGTTCGATATTG